ATTTAAATTAGATGGATAAAGACGTTATCCATGGAAGGTTTAGTGGAAGAAATGGCCATAAATCAGATCATGATGTATGAAATACATTGCAATACAGAATAACGAAATTCTGATCCCCCATTTTGTAACTTTTGAAAACCCTGTTTCCAAGATCATTTTGCGAGCTAGTTTCTTGATTAATAATCTTCGCTGCTCAAGACTATCTAAAGTGTTGCCACTTATATCTCTTATATTGACGTTCATGCTATTATCCTTTTTTATAGTGAGTAAGATAGTATTAGTAAATCTCACTTTGAGCAACTACTTTAAGGCGGGCAGTAGTAGCCGGGTTAACCCTCGCTTTTACGAATCTTGGGTATCCTGTTCGTGCTACATTATTTTGTGAGGCTCCGGGAATTCACCTTATCTAACTTCCCTCTTAGCAAAACCTCATTTTATTACAGGTCATTATAACCCTATTTTAGATAAGTGAATACGTTTATTATCTTTATGGAGAAACCAATTTCATCAGCTCTGTAGCACGATCACTATTGATCTCTTGTCCATCCTTTGCAGCACGATAGAGATAAGTAGTCATTTTTGCAGCTTGACTTGGTTTCAACATAACATTTGCTTCAGCTTCAGCTTCTTCTACAAGTCTTAAACATTGTTCCAGTGTGTCGTCGTCAACTGCTGTATTTTCACCACGCTCAGAAACAAGCCAGCCAATGGACACACCAAGGAATTTAGCTAATCCCTCCAGCTGGTCCAGTGTTGGTTTTGATCTTCCAGTGAAATAATGACCAATCGCTCCTCTTGTTGTTTTTCCCATAGCGGGAGCAATATCAGTTTGTGTTAAGTTTTTTTGGACCATCATATACTTGGCCCTTGTTATCCAGCTGCCCATATAAAATCCTCCGATAAAATTGTTAGCTTTCAAGTGCTATATTTTACCCGAATTGTAGTTATTTTAGGATAATTATTGTATTTTACGATTAGATATGCTACAATTTGTCACAATTTATTGGGAGATAACAGAAAAATGACATTAATTGAGTACGGAAGAAAAGAAAAAGCACTCGGAAATAGTCGGTCCTTAAATGAAGTTTGGTCGATTATAGCACAGGAGCTTGGAGTATCAACTCCATTAGTAAAATTATGGGCCAACCAGCAAAGGAGAGTTGCTGATCTGCATGTAATTAAGTTGGAAAAAGCTACTGGAGGAGAAGTGGTACGTCACCACACCAGGCCAGATATATACCCACCGGAGGAAGCGCTATGAAAAATAAACGAGATTCGATCGTTGTTTATCGTTCCTTCTATGAAGCTGCGAAAGCTTTGGGTGATCAAGAAGAGCTGGAGTTATATCGAGCGATCTTTGAGTTTGGCCTGGATCATAAGAATACTGAAATGGGACCAATGGCAACAGCAATGTTTAAGCTGATCCAACCGCAGCTGGAAGCCAACTATAAGAAATGGCAGAACGGAAATAAAGGTGGTCAAGTAACGAAAGATAAATGGGCAAAAGAAGGGCAAAGCGAGGGCAAAGGAAGGGCAAAAGATAACCAAAAGGAAACCAAAGATGAGCCTAATGTAAATGTTAATGATAATGTAAATGCTAATGCTAATGTTTTTATTAGGCTGCAGCTCAATGATAAGTCTTTCTTTCCAATCTATGATCATGATCTCGTAAAGTATCGAGAATTATATCCGGCTGTTAATGTTGAGCAAGAGCTGCGCAATATGGTTGGTTGGATAGATGGAAGTCCAACTAAGCGCAAAACTAAAACTGGGATCTTAAAGTTTGTTAATTCCTGGTTATCTAAAGAACAGGATCAAGGAGGTCGGAAAACACCACCTGGTCGTAAAGCTGGACGTAATTTATTAAAGGAGGTTGCAAGATGATCGCAGCAGAACAGAAAAAAATAGCAGCAAGAGTTTTATCCACGTTTAAAGTTATGTTTCCTTCATTTGGAGCTCGTATGGATGAGGATGAAGAATGGACCGGACTAATGATCGATGAATGGTCTAAGGGTTTGAGTGGGATCCCATCTGTTGATGTTCTTCATGCGATTGAATTGGTTCGCAGATCTGGATCTGAGTTTGCACCTTCGCTACCTAAGTTTGTTGAATATTGTGGAGGGCGGCCAAAACTACAAAATGCCCTGGAGCATCAAGAAGAAGATCAAGTTGATTATTCTAGGCTCTGGATGAATGCTGACGATAAAGGAAAGTATCGATTCTTTGTTGATCATCCATTTCATTTAGTACCTGGTTATATTCGCCAATGGTTTATTAACTATAACAAAAAGGAGCGCGGCTGGTCAGCTCACGAATCAAATATGATGATCAAGTTTCATGCTCAACCTCAATGGTTAGATGTTAGTGATCAAGAGCAAGATAACAGACGTGATCGTATTAATAAAATGAAAGATGAACACCAGAAAAGAATTATTGAATATTTTTTAAATAGGAGTAACGCATGAGTGAAGAGCTAAAGAAAGCTTTGTTGGAAATAAGAGATCGGATTAATGGAGTTGAAAGACATGCTGGAATATTGCCAGATCCTTGGATGGTGAAGCTCGCAGAAATAATGGAGAAAACAGTGGTCCCTAAGAAAAAGTGAACGACGTTGAGCACCAGGTCCAAAAAGCGATCTGTGATTATTTAGATCTTAGAGGTATTTGTTATTGGGCGGTGCCAAATGGTGGAAGTAGAAATTTAATAACCGGAAAGAAACTTAAATCTGAAGGAGTAAAGCCTGGAGTTCCAGATCTCACTCTCATTTTATCGGGTGGAAGGTATCTTGGTTTGGAAGTTAAAAAACCTAAGACAACAACAGCAGCTGGTCGGTTGAGTAAAGCTCAGAAAAGAATGATCAAAAGGATTCAAGAAGCGGGCGGTCATGTTGAGGTTGTTTACTCTCTGGAAGAAGTGGTAGAACTAATTAATAAACTTACGATTAGTATTGATAAAGAATATAAATTTATAGAGGATCAGTGGTGGGCCAAAGTATGAATAAGTTAACAACTAAACAAGAAAAGTTTTGTAAAAATTTCATTGAAACTGGGAATGCTTCTGAAGCATATCGACGCAGTTATGAATGTGAAAAGATGAAAGGACCAACAATAAATCGAAATGCTGTAGCACTTCTTGATAACAACAAGATAGCAACAAGAGTTGGAGAACTGCAGCTGAACCTACAAAAAAAGTTTGAAGTCACTGTGGAATCACTTTCAAAAGAACTCGATGAAGATCGACAATTAGCTAGATCTCTGGGCCAACCTGGTGCAGCAATCTCAGCTTTAAATGTAAAAGCCAGGATCCATGGACTAGACAAACAGGTTGTGTCCAATGATCCAGAAAATCCAATGCCAGCAACAATACAAGTGGAGATATTAAGAAATGATAAAAGTTAAACATCCGGTGGATTATCCAATCGAAGTAGAAGTTCATAAGCAACCAATAAACAAACTATATCTTGGGATCTTTATAGGTTTCTGGTTTGGTTATGCTCCTTACATAATCCATCAAATGCAATGGCTGCGGTAGAACATACTTGCAACGTCTGCGCGTCAGAATACAGTGAAGCTGATGGCGGGATCGAGGGGATCTTTGGGATCACTGAGGTTAATTTTTGTCCCTGGTGCTATTCTTGTGTAGTAGATATGGTTCATTATCACGATCAAATTGCAAATGACGACGACGAAACTCCGCATACAAATCACTGAGAAGTTTGAACCCTTCCTAGAACCCCATCGCTATAAAATATGCCATGGTGGACGAGGATCTTCAAAATCCTGGACGATCGCACAGCTGCTGGTGCTCAGAGCTTACAAAGACAAAACAAGGATCTTATGCGCCAGGGAGATTCAGAAGTCGATCAATGACTCAGTGCTGCAGCTACTTGCTGATACGATCGAGCGAATGGGCCTGGAAGATTTCTTTGAAGTACAAAAGACACAGATCATTGGCCGTAATGGATCAAGGTTTAGCTTTGAAGGTTTACGCTCAAACATTACTAAGATAAAATCAATGGAAGGAATCCAGATCGTTTGGTTGGAAGAAGCTGAAAAGATCACTGCGTCAAGTTATGACACACTCGTTCCGACGATTCGAGCACCAGGATCTGAGATCTGGATTTCCTTTAATGCTCAAGATCTGCTGGATCCAACTTATCAACGATTCGTGGTCAATCCGCCAGAGGACTCATACGTTGTCAAAGTCAACTATTCTGACAATCCCTGGTTTCCGCCAGAGCTGGAGAAAGAACGGCTGCACCTGGAGAAAGTTGATAAAGCTCTATATAAACACATTTGGCTCGGAGAACCACTTGAAAATCGAAAGGGAGCTTACTATGCCAGGCAGATCGAAGCAGCTCGTGAAGATAACAGGATCACCAAGGTTCCGATCGATCCAGTGCTGCCTGTAAATTCATTCTGGGATCTAGGTATCGCGGACGCAACTTCAATTTGGCTGATACAGAGAGCTGGAACGGAGCTTAGAGTTGTCGGTTACTATGAAAACAGCGGTGAAGGTTTGCAGCATTACATCAATTGGCTGCATGATTTTCGAGATACTCACAGCATAACCTTTGGAGATCACTGGGCCCCACATGATATTAAAGTCAGAGAGCTGACCAGTGGTAAATCTCGTAAAGATCAAGCGCGTCAAATGGGAATCAACTTCCGAGTCACACCAAATCTTCCGATCATGGATGGTATTGAAGCAGCCAGGCGAATACTTCCCAGATGTTACTTTGATGAGAAGCGCTGCGCTGATGGTATTCGAGCTCTGAGTTATTACCGATGCGAGTATGACGAGGACAAACGAGTTTATAAAGATCGTCCGCTTCATGATTGGAGCTCACATGGAGCTGATGCGTTCCGATACTTTGCTGTTGCCTGGATCGACAAACGTCATGAAGGTATGACCGGTCCAGCTGTACTCAAGCAAGATTGGAAGGTCTTTTGAGTTGGCTCAAGCATTCCCTCATCGAAGAGTGGAAGTATGACACAGCTGAATGGTATGTGATCTTCGAGCATGGAGATATGCCCTGGAAACTTTCCAAATTATTAAAACCAGGGTACCGACACGTCTGGGCAGTTCGTTGGGATGGATTCAATTGGATCCTCTTTAATCCAAGGCTTGGAGGGACAGATATTGAGATATTAGCATTTGGTCCAAAAGATAATATACAAAATGTAGTCAAAGATACTGATTGTAGTGTTATAATCCACGTTAATATTCGTCGTGATAATACTAGGATCCGGAATCCGTACCCAACATTATGTACGTGTGTTGAACAAATGAAAGCTTTATTGGGTATTGGTGGAATAAGAACTTGGCATATTTATACCGCATATCAATTATATAAATATTTAATAAAGGAGCACCATGGGCAAAAGACGCAGCGCACCACCACCACCACCAGCAAAAACTAAAGCTGATATTAGACAAGAGAAAGAAGATGCGAAGCTTGACGCACAAATTGAAGCTCGTGAAAAAGCGCGCACGAGAAAGAAGAAAGGTCGGTTCAGTTTGATTTCTGGTGATGAAAGAGGTATTACTGACACACTAGGCGGTTAATATGGCTAAGTTTAATATTCCTAAAGAACTGGGAACAGTCAAAGAACTACTTGCAAGATATAAAGCTGCCACGAGTCGCAAGGATCCCTGGATTAATCATCTAAGAGAATGCTACGACTATGCTCTACCGCAGCGTGAGAACTTTTCCCTTCACACTCCAGGTCAAAAGAAGAACGTCGACATCTATGATTCAACAGCAGTCATGGGTGTTCAGAAGTTTGCTTCAAGACTTCAAGC